AACGGCGGAGTTGGCCGACCACATCGTGGACGGGTTACCATCGCAGGCACAAGAGGGGAGGTATCTCGAATCATAGTAGGACGAGGCCGAGGCGGTCCCTCCGCCGATCAGGTTCGTTCCGCCAGCGACAGCCGACATCACGACTTCCGCCAGCACAGGGTAGCTTCCGCCCGACCCTGTGATGTTAATTCGCCAGTAGCGGTGACCAGACATCAGGAAATGACTTTGATCCCGACATGGGCGCCATTGACGGTGCTAACCGTCCAGGCGGCTCCCGTCGGATCCACCGGGAGGAATCCCTGGATTTTTCCCCAGGAAGTTGCCGGCGAGCCGCTGGCAACGGTCGTGTCGGCGCTGCCGTTTGCAATTACTTGCACGCCTGCGGTCCGCGCCCCAGTGCTGGTCTTTTCCATCACCGCGAAAAAATTGACGCCGACAATCGCGGAAGTCGTCACGCCGAGCGGCGACATGCTGTAGAGGTCTTCGGCGCCCGCCGTGCTGCTGGCTACGAGGGTCGTGCCTTCGTCTTCCGTTGCCGCGCCGACCAGCGCGTAGTTTCCCGGGCCGCCGGAAGGCGCCGGCGTGAACTGCGTCTGCACGGCCCCTGTGGGATACTGCATGACGGAGCGGAGATCGCCAAGCCACCCATTCGGCGCGGCGCCAGAGCCCGACGAGATGAAGAGGTCGTCGAGCTGGAACGGGCTACCAGCCTGGGCAACGAACGAAAAGCCATTGGCGTAGCTGTTCGCGGAACCGGCCTGGGTGTTTACGTTGGTGAGGCTGACAATCGGCGTCGAGCTGCCGTCCATCCGAATCTCCACGCTGCCGGCCGTCGCACTGAACACGATGTGAAACTGATAGCTGTCCCAAGTGTTTGCGGGGAACGCCGCGACATACGTGCCTAGGTTGGTCCCGGTAATGCTGCCGGACTTCACATAGAGCGTGCCGTCGGCCTGCCATACGATGCTGCATTGCGCATTGGCGCCGTCCAGGAACTCCAGCGCGATCTGATAGGTCGGGTAACTGCCAGACACTAAAAGACCGGCTTCCGCCTTCAGCCTTACCGATCCGTAGACTGTGCTCTCGTTCGTCCCGGTGTTGAACACGGCCGTTCCGATGGTGCCCGTAGCGTATGCGCAAACACCCTGTCCGGCCACAAAAGCGGTGCCTGCGGATGCCAGGAGGGACGTGAAGTTGTTGACCAGCCACTGCTGCGAGAGATCGGAGACAGAACCGTAGAAATCGAAGGACTCGAGAAAAAGTGCGGTCATTGCGGAGAACTCCGTTTGGCGCAGGAACGCATCCGTCACACGTCCTGCGAATTGCGTGGAACGCGGCGCTTTAGCCGTCGCGCCGACGACTCCGTCTTCAGCCGCAGGAAGATGGCATCGAGATAGTGCAGCATGCCGTCATTGTCCATGCGGCGGGGCGGTGTGCTGATGGCCACCGAATCCTTCACCATCTCCTTTGCGACCCGTGTAAGCGCGAAGGCGTTGTCTGCCCCGAGCTTGTCGGCCAGCAACCAGATTTCTCCGATCGCCCGCCGCACACCTGGTGTCCAATGCGCCTCGGGTTCGTAGGCCATCTATTATTGCCGGATGCCGATCATAATGAAGCCCACGTCAGCGAGCGCCGAATCGACCGCTGGCGCCGAGGCCACAAGAATGTCGCCGGGCAAAAGGGTCACCGCGGCGGTTGGCCCGGCGAGGTCTGGCACAACGGACGACGTGCCGAAGGTGATGGTGCCAAGCGGAACAGTGACGCCGCCCCGGATGTAGCCGACAGCGAACACCGTCGCGGCCGACGTGCCATGCACCCGGCAGACCGCCGCAGATCCCGCCCACCCGGCGGGAATCTGGACGGTTTCCGGAACCGGCAGGTACCAGTAATTCGCTCCGGGAGTGGGATTGTCCGAGATCGAGAGGACGAAATCCTCGTGCCACGCGGAAGCCGGCAGGGACACCCACGACGGCACCGCGCCGGCGCCGCCTGACTTTAGCATCTGGCCGGCTGTGCCGGGCGGCAGCGCGAGCCAGGCCGCCGCGCTGCGGTAGAGGATCGAGCCCTCCACGGCACCCACCGTGTCGAGAATGGCGGTGACCGTAGTGCCAGTCGGAGCCGCGGCCGCTCCGGACAGATTCGCCATGATGCTGCCGTTCGCGACGGCGGCCGAAGCCAGGGTGGCCGATATCGTGAAGCAGTTTGTCCCGTCGCACAGGACCAGGCCCACGGTCCCGGCATTGACTGTGACCGCAGCGCCCGTGGCACCCTTGACCTGCACGGCGTAGGAACCGCTGTTGCTGACCAGGAAAAGCCGGGGCTGCAGCGGGATCGTCAGCACGCCCGCGGCGACCTGCCCGGAAACAGAGAAGTTAATTGCACTCTGCAGCTGTGCGACGGACAGCGTGGCGGCGTTGAGCGTGGCGAGGCTCACTGCCAGGCTGGCGTTGCCGGCATTCTCCAACGCAAGAAACCCATCGTTGATCGTAAGCTCTTTCTGGTCCTGGTTCGCCGCAACCTGCTGAATCCCCAGAATCGGTGTCGCCGTGCCGGACATCTACTTGATCCTCAATAGGGAGGGAGGTCGGCGGCGCCGGGCAACCCGTGCCCGACCGTGGCGCTGTTCTGGAAGACAACAAGGTGCAGCGTGGTGTTCCCCGGCACAAACCCGTCCGCCGCCATCTCCGCTGCGGTGTACGTCAGGGTCGGCGCGGCGAGCCCGGGGAACGACCGAACGAAGCTCGCCGGCGTGCCATAGCCCGAGGCCACTCCGCTGTAAGGCGCAGCCAGAATGTAGGCATCGTAGCTTTCGCTCTGCTCGTTGAGCGGCACGTTGCCAATGAAGTTTTGGAAATTGCCGCCCATCCGCGTGCGGCGGAACCAGCTTACCGCCAGGTCGGCGCCGAGCGGCGCCCTTGAGAAATTGACCGGGGCGTAAGGTTTGCGATCCATGCCGCTGAAGGTGAAGGAAACCGGATTCACGGAATCGAGCGTGGTGGCCGGAGGCTGCAACTTGAAAAACTCCGGCGCCCCGATACGGCTCAGAGCCAAAACATCCTTGGCCCAATTTGTGTCGAGCATGATGATCTTCTCCGCGGCGGCATGCAGCCCGCACGCCCACTCCGTGCCGCGGCGCCCTCTCGCGAAAGTCGAGAGCGTGACGGTGCCGTCGTTGTTGTAGACGGCGTTCCGGAACTGCACGATCTCCTGGCCTATCAGGGCCGCGTTGGCTCCGTTGACGAAGTCCAGCCAACTCACCGACTCCAGATCGAGGGCCGAGTAAACCATCGCCACGGTCAGCGTGCTGGTGTTGTCCGTGGCGAACGGGGTTGGCGTTCCGGGCAGCGCGTTCAGGCAGGTGCCCCAGGATGCCGTAGTGCTGATTGTGTCGATCGCTGCGTAGCTGATGCCGTCCGCGGACGCCTGCACCGTGAAGGTGCCGGTGGTGCCGTAAGCGCACGTGCAGAAATAGACCACGAACCCGGCGCCGCCGGTATCATCCTGGTCGCGCAGCAGCGGAAGGTTCTGCAGCGACAGATAGGCATAGGCGCCAACAGCCCGGGGAGGCTGCACATACGGGCTGCGTCGCGACACAACCGTGGTGGCCTGGTTGTAAGGGCTTCCCCCTGGGTTCCAGACCGGCAACGGTGCTGGCGCCGGCGCTGCCGGGATCGGGCTGTGCGGGGGAGGGGGGGTGATGCCAGACATAAGCTCAGCCCGTGTAGGTGCTCTGGTCGAGGCCGGTGAACGTCGCCCGGATCGTGTAATCCGCACCGAGTTCCACCGAGGACACCCTCACCGTGTAGGCAAAGCCGTTGTTGAGGGAAACCGTCACCACGTCGGCTGGGTCAAGAAAGAGCCAGTCGAGACCGAGCACCGTGGAGAACGTGTCGCGCTCCGCCCAGGCTGTCCACAAGGCTGTCTGTGCAATTAATTGCGCGTCGGACAACGCCATCACGATCGGCAGGGAGATCGTCTGCCGCTGCCGCGTTTTGACCGTCGCGACCGGGGCGTTCGTGCGCTTGGCATAGGCTACTGACGGCAGGCACTCGTTGTTCACGTCCGAGAAGTTCACAAGGACGGTTGTCGGAAGGTCCTGGTCCTGGCTTCGCGTGTGCGCCCAGAAATCGCCGGACTCCGCATCTCCGGCGGAGGAGAGGTCGGCTTGATAGAGGACGCCACCGGTTATCGGCGGACCTCCGCGCGGCACAAACTTGAGGGCGTAGTCGCTTTCGATCACGTCGAAGAAAAACGCCTGCTGCAGATCCTTGATCGCGTCGGCGCCCGTCTCCATGGAGTCGATAAGATAACCATCGACCATCTGCGTCGGAAGCTCAGAGACATTGATCTGGTCGGCCGCGAGGCCGCAGCGCAG